TTCACACGGAACATCTGCTGGTAACCACCAATGGCTGGGGTATCCGCACTCACACCCAAACCTGGACCAACCATTTGCTTCTCAATTGGGGACAAGTTGTTCATACGACCCGCATCATACATACGGTTACGCATACTCAAGATTTCCTGACCACCACTTCTCTGTTGCTTACCAATATCAGCAAAGCTTCCCATCTCCATCTTATGTGGAACTTCAACACGTGATTCAAATTGATGTTCTTCAAAAACTGGAGCTTCTTCAAATTGTTGTTGTTGCTGTGGCTGAGATGATGGCGCCATAACCTTTGGTGGTTCGGATTTAGCACTTAAATTCCGACCGGTGTAGATCAGACCCGCGATAGCCATTAATGAAATGGGATCAGCCATTCTTATTTCTTATTAACATTTTTATTAGCGTATCTTTGTTCGAAAAGTCCATTCTGGAGTTCGGCACGGGTACTCGATGGTTCATACGTCATCGTGCGAATTGGTAACTTACACTCCATATTATTCAATGGGAACAAGTTACGTTCATAGGTGGGCACGATAGTCTTATTGAACTTGGATGTGGACTGTGGTCTGAGTTGATCGGAGACATCAATGAATTGCGCTGGGGAACCCTTACCTGCCATGTATGGAGCCGTACCATACAACATCGTGTTTGGTCGGCAATCACCACAGTTGAGGCTACTGGGCTGAGGGTACACAAAAATTTCTTCGGTGGCCTTCACTGATGGGAGAGCCCCAGAATTTTGAATTATCGCGAGGCCAGGTTGAAGCTGATACGCCATTTATTATTACATAAGAATATTTATTATCTAAGCAGTCCCATTTCCCCCACCAAACATTCCACCACGTTTGTCGCCATCATAACCGATTCCACCAAATGCCTCGAGTTGGACACCACGGGCATTTGGGCTACAGACACCCCCATCACTCTTACACATTGGTCCATTTTTGGGGCCATAGCACCACTCCGCAAAAGCAGTTTGGTCGCCTGGAATCTTAGAAACCGCGGTAGTCACAAACTGACGCGCCGCCGCATTGCGCTGATACTCGGGCATTGCAGACCGAGAACGCCCAGCGTCATAGGGGATGCGGTCATCAAGGAAGCTCTTGACGAAGGGCTTCACCGTGGGGTAATAACACGCCTCAAGACGGTTTGGGGCGTCAGTGTAATCCGTAATAAGAACATTCCCCATTGGGTTGTCCATCGTTGGCATCTGACACCCTGCAATATCTCCACTGGTAGCGATACCATACGTCTCCTTTATCATTTTTGATTTATACATCACATAAAGAACAGCCAAAACAGTAGCACCTAAAACAAAAATACGGGGATCACGACGTGTAATGTAAATAATACAACACGCATAAATGATAAATCTCGAAGCGGCATTAATTCTATCTTCTGGGGTCTGGTCCTTATTGGGCCAAAACTGTGAAACCTGATCGGCACGTGTAAGTTGCTGAGGATCGTCAAACCAAGCCTGCATTTAATATAGCTCGAGGTTTATTTTTTTGGAAGACCACCAAGCATACTCCCCATCATCTTCATCAATGCATCTTGGTCAATCTCACCACCCTCCGTCTGCATCTTGTCGGCACAATCCTTCGCGATACTCTCGATGAGACTGAGGGTCTCCGCTGGAATCGCCGTAATCGTCGTACCAAGCATATACAGGGTTTGAAGATACTGCCAGGTCGCATCCTTCGTATTAGGCGTCATCTTTGACCAATACTTCTTAATGTTGAGCTCCTTGAGAAATTCAATATTTTCAATTTCGTTGAGAAGGAAATTCTCATCCTTCGCAGAAATCTTATCCGCATAGGGACTCACACCTTTCATAAATCCATCCACAATGAGACGTGGGTTCGTGGTTTTCAATAATTCAAAGGATGTTAACATCTTCTTAATTCCGGTTTCATCTGGAAAAGTCTTGTGCAATTCCACAAGAAATTGGGAGAGCATGTCGTTGAATGCAGAGACAGACGCCATTTTCTTATACATAGTACTAAATCTTTAAGTTTAGAAAGGGTCCATAGAGATAGCCTCTTTCTGACCGAGACCTTGGGACACAATGAAATACACGAGGATCGCATTGAGAACAGCTGGCTTGGTATATTTGTTCAACTCCAACTTGCCTTCATTGTTGAGTTGAGCCTTTGCGTGAATGTACACCGCGGTGATACCACCTGCGATGAGGGCGGCGCTCACTGGATCTCTGAGATAATCGGATAACTCCATTTAATTATACGCAGTTTTTTTTGTACGCTGTTCTGGTGCGTCACCAAAGAAAAGACCTTCGTCCTGTTCCTCCACCGCCTGGGGTGCTTCTGCTTCCGCTTCTGGTTCTGGGGCTCTCACACCTGGGACAGTCTTGAATTCATTTTCAAGTCCAGTGGGTTGGAGAGGCTCTTCGTCCATACCCATCACAGGTTGCTCTTCTTCGGGGAAAGGTTCCATCTCTGGTTGGGGTTCTGGGTATTCCTGAGCGCCATCGTAGACATCTGGGTCTGGGGTATCTTGAACCTCACCATCGAGGTCAATATCACGACTCTCTTGGGACATATACGTTTGAAGAATTTGTTGTACTGGGATGAGTTCCTTAATCGTAGTCTCAATGCACATAGTGAAACGCTTCGTCAATTGTTCATCGCGTATATATTCACTTTGTTCTTCGTGGAAGACATAGGGGTCCTTGTAGAGGTCTTTGGCCACGTTATTGTAGCACGTTTGAATGAACACTTCATTCGTGGGGAGCTTGAGGGAAATCTTCTTGTTATCCGACTTGAGACGGACAGCCGAAAGAATCTTGGTACACGCAACAAACACGGCAGCCAAGAGGTCATTGAACCACGCACATCGGTCCGCAATGTTATCCGAGTGTCGCTTGGACATCGCATTCGACCAATTTGGAACTTCCTTGAGGAGCTTTTGGAACATAATGAGAGTCTTTCGCCCGTTTGAAAGCTTGGAGGCTTCATCATACATATCCTGGAAAACTTCAATCATAGGTGGACACATAATGAGACACAATTGTCCCATATACTCTTTCTTAGCTTCTACGAGCACATTGAGGTTCTCCATTTATGATTAAGAGGTTTTTTAAAAAATCATCTACTACGCACTTCTCCTGTATTTGTTCGCCATCTTCTTGAGGTTCATAAGGTTTGGAAAATCATCATCCACAACTTTCTCCTTCTCCTTCTTTTTCTTGGGTATCTGCCAGGTCACATATACATCATAGTCACCTATGATTTGGACTTGAAAACCACCCAATGTAAACTGTCTCGCAACGTAACGAGCCGCTGCATTCCTATCAAAGACTGGGTATCCCACCAGATAACTTGGAACTGTAAGAAATACCTGTTTGTGCCCCAATTCTACACACTGCTTAATCTTTCGAGAAAACTGTTCGTACACTCTCGTATAGATTTCCTTACGAATCTGTTTTCTCTTCTCATCAATTTTAGTGACGTCATTGATGCTGATCATTATATTGAGCGCAACTTATTTTTAGCCATTTCTAACTCACCTTGGGTTGGTATAGCCTTTTCCTTCACAATATCATACTTAACAAATTCTTGACCCGAAACACCCTCAACAAATGGCGAGACATCGGACACGGTTTGAACATCAAGAGGTTGCGAACGAAGAGATACCAACTTGATTGTGGACCCCTTCACTTCAAAGGACGCAACAACAGAGAAACCAAACGCAAAGCCGTTGTTCTTTACCGTCATAAACATACATTCATAGAGATCGTGATCGTCACCTGTGTACTTTTTGACGGAGGTGGTCTCAATAATGTATGTACAGAGACCGGTACGCTTCGCAATTTCTTGGTTCGCTTGGAGGACAAACTCTTGCATCATATTATTGTCCACATTCACTTCCGCCTGAGTGTATTTGGAGATATCTGGTCTGGCGTCGTCGAAACGAATAGACCCCGTTGGCTTCTTGTGCCCTGAAAACCCAAACATCTCTGTGAATGGTTCTCGGTTGGTGGTCAACAACAGGACAATCATAAGAAGGACAGCCATTAAAAGGAACTTCATCTTTACTACTATGCGTTAATTTTTTTTTACAAATTACCGGTATACATATTAGATGTCTCTACTGATATATAGCCCCAGGTGCAAACATTCTATGGAAGTCATCGAGTATATCAACCGACAACCACAGCTCAAACAATTGGTGGGGTTTCACAATGTAAACACACAGGGTATTCCACCTGCGTATCGGAATAAGATTAATAGAGTTCCAACGATGCTCACGAAGAATGGAAAAATTCTCGTCGGTAATGAAATCAAGAATTGGCTCGACTCGCTTCTCCCCAACAAAGAGGTGTCCAACTGGGGATTTGGTGGGGCGTGTTCAATGACGACACTTGATGGCGATGATAATGATGCCGACATATTCGCTCTTGATAATTATGGACAGTCCCTCCAACCCGCAATGACTCAGGAACTTGAAGAAAAGATAAGTCGTGACGTCAGTAAGGGTATCGCGTACAACGATAGCGTTTAAAGATTTAACGCGTGTTATGTATTAGTTATGAGATTAGTTACAATCCAAGCTTCGGCTTT